ATTGACAAAAGATGGGAAGGACTCTCACAGTCTGAATCTAGCAGACTCAGTAAAGATGTTTCCAACTCCGACAGCGAGGGATTACAAAGATACAGGGAAAGCAGTAGTGAACTCGACAAGGAAATTACTTCCACAAGTTATAGCAAAGAGCAACAAAGAAGCATGGATCACGAAAGGTTCAGCTTTGAACCCAGAGTGGGTAGAGTGGCTCATGGGATATCCAGAAGGGTGGACAGAATTAAAGGACTAGGTAATGCTATTGTGCCGCAGATAGCTTATCAGATAGGTTTAGCGATACTGGAAGCAGAAAAAGAAGAAAATTAGTGTTTGACTATTTCTTGTTTTTTCTTTTCAAGGTTGTTGTTTTCTTGTTCAATGTCTTCTTCCGAGTCGTTTAAACTATTTGTGCCTATAGTGTTTAAACTTGGGATAGCTTTTACCAATGAGTTTAGTTCTGAAACAAGTTCTTCATCTGATTTTTGATGAGTATTATCTACATTTAAGTTTATAGTCTGACTAGAAAATGATCCTAGTTCTAGGATAAGTTTTGCTGTGTTTAATCTAACAGAGTCCTGATCTGAAAGTAATAAGTCTTTTAAAACAGAAATAGCTGTGCCACTTGTGTTAGAAATTCTTTCTTCATTCTTTTTTCGTATCTCTGCGCTAAGTTTTTTTCTTAAATAAGCTCCCATTTGTGCAGGTTTCTTATCTTTGTTCCACCCTGCCGCTATTGCTGATTGTGTTGCGTTACCGGCAAACTTACCTTCCGTAAAGTATTCTATAAACTTAATTTCTTTTTCTAAATCTGCTTTCTTTGGCATTTTATTGTCCTAGTGGGTTGTCTGATCTGGCTTTCATCTCATTAACTTTAGCATTTAATACTGCTATCTCGGCTTTGTTAATAGCAATGTCTGCTACGATAGGTTTAATATCTACTGATTGTTGAGATTCTAATACATTAATTCTTTCGATCAGCTTTCCTTGGAAGATTGCAAATCCCAGTAATGTAATTATGAGTGAGCCTATTCCAAGCCATTCCTTTACTCCCATATCAATATCCTCTTATTCGTTTTAAATGTTCTTCTGCCCTTATGCGATTGTCTATAGATTCCTGAAGAATCTTTTGACTCTTTGCCACAGGGTCGTTATATGTAACTTGGCTCTGAGCATATATATTTCTAGTATCAATGTATTCTCTTTGGTCATAATAATCTCCTCCATCAATGTTTAGTTGATTTATAAATATATTATTGTTTGTATTTCCGTAATTGTCCATAGAAAGTGGGCTTTCCATAGCCCTAGCCACAATGAGGGAAGTGGCGACCAGTCTTTGGTCTACTCGTTTAAGGGTTTCATTGACCTTTTTTTCTATAGATTCTACTGTAATAGTTTGATTACTGACTCTAGTAGTTCCTTCAGTCCTGCTTTCTTCCACCGATTCACTTCGGCTTTCGATGGGTTCTTCTCCTGTAGCAACAGTTTCAGTTCGTTCATCTCCTGATCCACCTCCATCTGCTTCTCCTTCTCCGACAGGCTCATCTATTTCTTCAGCAACGATAGTATCTTCTGTTTCAGATCCAGGAGCAATACTTTCAGTTTCTTCCACAACTTCAGGTGTGGTTTCTGCAACTGTGCTTTCTTCTCTAGGCTCTGTAGTAATTCTTTCTTCACTTTCTCTTGGTGGAGTTCCATTTTCTTCTCTGCTAATTTCTTCTGTTGTAATACTTTCGCTTCTTTTGCTACTAATTTCTCCATCTTCTCTTGAGCTAACTTCTTCTCGTATAGGCTCTGACTCAACGATTCTGCTAGTGTCTGTGGTTTGGAACTCGGTCTGCCGTTCTTCGGCAAAGAACTCTTCGATAATGCTTGTTGGGGTGTCGCTGAAACTTTCTGTTCTTTCAATAAAAACTTCTTCAATTTTGATTTCTGTTGGGATTTCTTCATATGTTATCTCCTGAAATACATCAACAACTCCAGCGTTTAACTCTTCAATAGCCTGTGGCTCAAAGTAAAACTCTTCTATGGTAGAAATTTCTATCATAGGTTGCTCTATTATTTCAAATGTAAATTCTTCTTCGGGTATATACTCGTAAAATTCTATATCTTCTACTGTATTATACACTGTTTCACTCATTGTCTTCAACTGAGCGACTTGACTAACACTAATTAAGCTGTGTTCTATAGTTAATATAGGGTTTTTTAGGTCTACTGCTCTGTGAGAAGTGGATTGAGATGACTCGGTAAAGTCAAATCTTACCTTAATATTGTAGTCTGACTGACTGTTTAAACCTTGTGTATAACTATCTGTATAAGTTTCATACGAACTACAGTTATATCCACTACAACCAGGAATAACTACATCTCTTATCTGTGTAGTAACTGTGCCACTTGAATCAGTTATGGTTTGGCTCATCTTAATTCCCTGATCGTAAGCGTTCCAACCCCATATATCAGCACCCAGTGTAGATGTCCAACCACCATTTATTTCTGACTGATTAAGTGTATCTCCCAGTGTAACTGTGTTCTCTATAAAATCTCCATGAACAGCAGCTACAGTGCTGTTGCCATGATTGTGAGATGGATCATTACAATTCCAACCACCATGTCCTTGATTGTTATTAAAAAACTGTTGAGGTAATAAGTTACCAGTAGTTTCTGCAAACAAAGTCAAAGGAAATAGTAGTAGTATTGCTCTAATCATTCCAGGTCATACTCGTTTTATCGTTATATGCTTTTTGTTTTGTTCTGTGGAATCCACCAACCTCTATCCATTTTTTCTTTGCGGCTTGAGATATCATTCCCTCTATTGGACATGGCGTATTTGAGTCCCACATACTCTGCCATACATTCTCATCTTGGCACATCAATGATATTGCTGCGACTTTCATACCTAATTTAGACAAGACAGCTACTGACTTTCTTCGTTCACAGTTAGGGTCTACATAATAGCTCCCAAATGTGCCTGAGAAACCGATTACAGTAATTCCTGCTGCTAATGGTATAACACAACTATCTTGGCCATAAACACTCATAGCAGGGGCATTAGAGGGGTTTACAGCAGTTTTAGTATTACTGCTATTGTTTGTTTCATTATTCGTTGTACTGTTAGAACTAGAACCTGATTGGTAAGTTGTTGCTGATTCGTAACCACCTGTGATTGCAGTGTTAGAACCTGTTGTGTTTTGCTGACTGTTGGTTGTACTGCCACTTGAAGTAACATCTGCAATAGCATTTTCTAAGCATAAAGCTAAGATTAACAATCCAAGAATACCCAGTCCTTTTACGACTTTCGACATTTCCATTTCCTAAGTGCCAGTGCTTTCCTTGTCGGTCTACCTTTAGAATCTTTCATTGGGCCTTTAACACCACCCATTCTTGCACAAAAACTAGCTTTTCTTCCTGCCGCTTTAGATCCTTTAGGGGCTTTACCGGTAACTGGTCTTTTAAGATTAGCGCCTGTAGTTCTTTTAAAATGTTTTCTACCGGCTTCGTTTAAACCACCTGTCTTATTTTGATACTTCTTAGCTACCATGTTTAAACATCTCCTATTTTCTTGTTAGTGAGCCGCCAAAATATAACCCTATAATTGAGAATATTGTGTGTGATTGTAGGTTAGTTATAAAGATTGCGTTGCCTTCTCTCCATGTTGAAGTTTCATAGCTTGAGCCAAATATCCACCAACCTGAGTCTTCTTCAGTTATGATCTGGTAGATTACATTCACATCAGTAATAATTGGAGCAATAATTGGTACGACTATAATAGAAAATACACACATTAATGCAATCCATCTTCTAGTGTGCATAGTATGTGGGTCTTTAACATCACGAGCCTTGTCAGTTTGTTTAGCTGCAAACCCTGCTCGTTGCATTAACATCTTCTGTTTCTCAGCTTCTGCTTGTCCTCGTTGGGATAGTATACTCATAGCACCACCAAGTAAGGTAGAGCCAAGCATTGATATAAGTTCCATTGGGATCATTGCAGTTTCCTCAAAAATATGTTTTCGTAGTCTTCGTTTTTCCGAAGTTCCCTTCTAACATCTTTAGTCAAAATTCTTTTTCTTACCAGATCCTGTAAATAAGGTCTTACTTCACTAGCAGGTAAGGTGCTTACTTGTTTTATAATAAAGTCTGCTCTAGCTTTGGTTGGTAAGCCCTTAATTCTTTTATCAATTCCTGTAAGCCCTAGTTTTTCATCTTTTAATGATTCTTTAATTCTTTTCAAGACTTTATCATTTATAAGGTTTTCTTCTCCTTTTTTAAATATCTGATCTTGTAATACATTTATTCTTTCGCTTTCAGGAGCTTTTAAAACCTCCCTCATTATACTTCTAGTGGTTCTACCATCTACTTCCGAGTCAGACCCTGCTTGTTCAGAAACTTCTTCTAATACTCTTAAAGTTTCCTTTAGTCTTAAATCAATTTTTTTCTCATAAGTCTTACCTATGTATCTACGAAGGAAAGGTATTTCGTTTGGTTGTAATTCTACTCCGTTATACGCTTTAGATACTGCATTTATTATTTGTTCCATGGTTCTTCCAGGGCCGCCTAAAGCAGTTTCATAAAGATAAAGCATGTTTTCTGGAGATGTATCAAAACCATAAGCTGTTCTCAATGTGTCTGCTAGAGCCATAGCCAATTCGCCACCTTTAGTTTCTGCTGTAAAATCATAAACATTTTTAGAGGAGTGCATTATTGCATCTTCGTTCCAACCAGGTCTAATATCTCTACCCAAACCATCTTTGTTTGTTATTAAAGAATATCCTTCTGCAATAGGAGTCGGAAGCAACGAACCCCCTACAGGGTTATAAGCATCTAATGTTTCTGAAGCAATTTCTAATGGAGTTCCAGCTCCTTCTTCAAGACTTAAATCGCCACTAACCATTCTAGCTGTTTTATTTGCTAATACTTTAAAAGGAACAACAGGGTAAGCAGTAGGAAGCGAAGCGTAAGTTAAAGTTCCATCTTCTTTTTTTCCAGTAATAACTAAGAAATTTTTATTATTTAGATAATCGCTGCCGCTTTGGGTTTTTAACTTAGTAATATAATCCTCGTCCATAGACAAGTTCCATTGGTGTCTTACTAATTCCATAGTAAACAAACCACCCATAACTTGAGCAAAAACTTTAGGTTTGGTAAAGACACTTTTTATAATATTTTTTGAACTTTGTATTGCAGGGTTAGCAAACAAGTACATGGCTCTTAATGTTTCCCCTTCAGTACCTTGTTTAAGAGGATCAAAACTAGCATTTCTTGCTGCTAATGCTGCTTGTGATTTAGTAGCCCCAGCTTCTTTTGCTAACCTGTAAGTTGCAAACCTAGAAGAATCCTCAAAAACCTCATTATACTTATCTACAAATCTGTTGAACTTTTGAAACCATTTTTTAGTAGTTCCTTTGAGCTGGTCTTGAGATATTTTTTCAATCTCCCTTCTTACATCGTTTCTTGAGTAAAGACCTAAACCACCAGTAGAACCACCTTCTGCTTTAAATTCATCGTGTAAATCATAAAGTGCTTGTTCTTTCGCATCTTTTGCAGGTCTACCTAAGTTCTTTTTAGCTATTATTTTTGATGATGCTCTAGCTATGGTCATTGGGTTTATAGCAGTAGATGCTTTGCCCACTCCATATTTTGCCATGTTGTTTATAAAGGTTTCTTGCATATCACGAATTTTGTTTGCAACAGGAAACTCTACTAAGTTAAATCTTGTTAATAGTTGACCTCTTACTGAAATATAAGCCCTACCTATACCTTTAAGAAACTGAGCTACTGAACTCATAGTGTGCATAGGTACGCCTTTAAATGCTTGAGCTACTTCAGGGTCTTTAAACTTAATAAATGTTCTTTTGCCATCTTCGTATACACTTAGTAAAGTGTTTTTGTCATCATAGTTAGTTGCTTTTTGAAATCTTATTCCACCGGCTTTAGTAGTTTTTAATACTTGGTTTGCCTTTTCTATGTTGTCTGGGCTTTCAACTAATTTTAAAAACTTCTGATTAGCAAGGTTAGCGTTGGCTTTGATTGTCATAGCTGACAAGTTATCCATTATGTTTTGATCTATATTCATAACTTCTTTTTCACTTCCTTTTGCTTTTCTAACACCTGTTTGTGTAACTTCTTGCATAAAAGAGGTAGTGTTTCTGTCTAAAATTACATCATCAAGCATAACTCTGTTTAAAGGAACATAGTCAGGATATTTTTCTCTTAATTCTTTGTAGGTAGCATCATTAATTAATCCACCTCTTTTTGCTTGTTCTAGTATTTCATCTGATAAATGTTTTTTACCAGCAATAACAGCTTTGTAAGTGTTCTGAAGGTCAGCATCTTCAAAAGCCTTTATAATTGATTTAGCTTCGCTAGTAGACATACCTGATGCGCCATCTGTAGCTTGGTATTGTTTAACTTGGTATGTTTGCATCTTACCTGTTTTTTCATTTAACTTTTGTTTATTAACCATAATAAAGTTATTTTCGCTTTTACCAAAAGATGCAGCGTTTTCTTTATTATATTTAATTGAGTGTTTTGCTTTTAAATAGTTGCTAACATCAGTATTTACATCAACTCCAGACTTATTTATTCTTTTTCCTACATCTATAGCTATGTCGTTTGTTTTCTTGTAAAAGTCTACATAACCATCTAACTGATTTGCAGATATTCCTTCCCTTACAACAGTTGCCATGTAGTAATCGGTTTCATCATCAGTTACCTTGAACAACCCTTTAGGGTTTACAAACTGACTTCCACCAGATGTTTGTTGTAAATCTAAAGCTAATGCTTTGTTATCAATATACTCTCTGTATAGTTTTTTTATTCTTTGTCCAATAACAGTTTTATCGTATGTAGAATTATACTGTTTTTGTAATTCCATTAAATTCTTTCCAAGAGTTCTAATGTCTTTTGGGTCAACATCTTCTAGGCGAGTCTTTATTAGATCTGGTGGCGTTGCAGGATCAAGTAATACATCAACTTCTTTAGCAGTTAAGCCACCAACCTTGTTGTATATTTTATTAAACTTAGCTCCTGTAAACCCTAAACTCCCACCTAAAGCTGCTGCCGTAAGTCCTGATGTTGCTAGTTCTGATATTGTAGGTAATCTGTGTTCATCTATAATTGTTTCAGCAGTTACTCCTCCAGCTCCTATTGCTGCCCCTACTCCTGCTGTTCTTGCTACAACTCCACTTACTGTTTTAGCTCCTTTTGTAATTTTAGAACCTGGTATTAAGTTAATAAAAGAATCAGCTATAACTCTACCGATAGATATTTCGCCACCTGGATTGATTAATTTTTGTGCTGCAATAGAACCTATTGCGCCACCACCAAGCCCACCAATAACATAACCTATTGGGCCACCAACTACTGTTGCTCCCATTTTAATGCTTTCAGCTAAAAGAACCTCTGTTCCTAAAGCTGCCGCATAAGTTCCTGCTCCAGCTACCTGATCATCAGTTACATCGCTTACATTATCCTGATATTCAGCAGGAATGGTTAAACCAATTTTATCAGGAACAGATAAATTAATTTTTTTTTCTTGTTCTTGAAATTTTTTAGGAATAGCTAAATCTACCATGTTATTCTGTACCTTCTGTATATCCTATTTGTTTTAAACCAATTATAATTTCTTCATCAGAATAATTTTCATTACCAGGCTCTGCTTTAAATGCTGTAATTACTTCTGGCGTTATTATTTTGTTAACATTAGTAGTAGAAGTTTCTGTTCCACCACCGAAAGTTCCATCAAATGTTCCTTTATAAGACCAACCAGTGTCTTTTTGGTATACCTCTATTTCGCTAAATCCTTCTGCCTGTCCAGCTTCTCTTGCTGCTCTAGCTGATGGATAAATACCAATATTCTGTGAGCCTACTGTTGCACCTGCTTTTATTGCTCTTTGTGCTGATGATGCAAAGTTTTCGTTGGTAGCCCTAGGTTTAAGCATTTCTAAACTTGCTCTCAATATAGCTGCGTTTATTAATTCTTTGTTAGTAGCTTTGCCACCTATGTTTGGAAATAAAACTTGTAGCAATCTTGGGTCAATATCTTTTTCAGGACTTGGTAACACAACATCTCTATTATCAGAAGGTGGTGTTGCTTCAGGTGTTTCAGGATCTCCAGAAAATGCTACAGCTAATGATGCTAAACTTCCTGCACCTGTTACTCCTAACAAACCTCTATTTCTTTTATCAAAGATGCTACTTAATAATCCACGCTTTGTTCCTTCTGTTCCTGCTGTTCCTGCTGCGCCACCATATCCTATTTGTTTATCTGGGATTATTTCTGCCTTTCCCATTTGTTTTCTTTTTCTTTTGACAAAGTTTCTTACTATAGGACTTAAAATTCTTGATCCTTGACTTAGAATACTAGGTATTAACTGATACGCCATTATAATAACCCCTGTCTGTTAGACATTAAATTTTTGTAATATTGTTGCAAATCTACTGGTTGTATTTGCTGTCTAGCAGCATATTCTGTTGGGGGTACTTGCATAAACTGTGGTTGCTCCTGATCTAATAAACCAGACTGTCCTAAAGATTGTAACATTCCTGCTACATCTCCTTGTCCTTGCCCTTGTCCTGTTTGAGGTTGCATAGCAAAACCTTGTGGATTAACTCCCATTCCTTGGAATACTCCTGCTGTTTCAGGAGTCATGCTGTCTAAGAGATAGTTTCCACCTGATTTCTGTATGTTAGGCATAGTTATAGGAGTTTTAGGTTTATTACCAAGAAAACCAGTAAACATATCAGTAGCTTTTCCTAATAAGCCACCTGCTCCTGACATCATTCCACCAAAAGCTGGAAGCAAACTAGTTATTCCTCCACCTAATCCACTTAAAAAATCAAACATTTGTATCTCCTATTAATTCAATATTCATTATGAAAATAATCCTGCAAGTCCTGCTGCCGCTAAACCATAAGGGTTAGTCATTCCTAAAGCACTAGCTAAACCTGCTGCTCCTGCCGCACCTTGTACGCCACCACTTTGAGTTCCTGGGCCAGTAGTTGTTTGTGTTCCGGCTATAGGACTTCCTATTAGATTAGAATAGTTTTGTAGGTTAGCTAAACTTGCGTTTTGATTAAAGTTATATCTATTCATAGCTTCATCTATAGGTTGTTGCGCCCTTTGTTGCTCTATCATTCCTAGTTTTGATAAGTTCTGAGCTGGTGCTTGTAAACCACTCATTAGAGTTGGAACATTTTGCATAGCCACAGCTTGTGATTTCAAAGCATCGCCATATATACCACCATACATTTTAGCAGCAACATCTGATGAGCTATTCAAATAATCTCTCATTACATTAGCTTCTAGTATACCTTGTCTACTTCCACCTAGTTGACCTGCTCCAGTAGCACCTCTCCTAGCTTGTTGTAAACCTTTTTGCATACCTTGCTCTATAGGTCTTAATCCTGCTTGTAATGCTTGTTGAAACATTGGGTCTGCAAATCTAGCAGAAGGGTCTGCCATCAGACTTGTAAATCCTGGTACTAAAGCGTTAGCAATATCTTGTTGTCCACCATAAGCTTGTTGTTGGCCAAGCTGTTCTGCCCTTAGTTGTAGATCAGTAGGGTCAGCATAAGTTTGTCCTTCATAGAACTGTTGTGGTGTCATATTCTGAGCTTGTTGGAAAATATCCTTTAAGTAAGGAGCTTGTCCTTCCCATGGCTCTGATTGTGTTGTTTGGGTTTGCGACCCACTTCCTTTACTCATAATGTACCTCTAATGTATTGTTGTGAGTTCCTTAACGAGAACTGTGTATGCGTTTTCATATCCAAATTTTTCTAGTTTCTTTATAAATCCTTTCCGACAAACTGTTTCCATAGCTACGCAATCATTTTCTAATGCCCATGCTTCTATGGTTTCTAACCAATCTTCTACCCATATATCCAGATCCTTACCACCTAATGTAACTATTCTACATACAGTTTTTCTTGGATAATCTATAATTTCTGTAGTTAAAACAGATATTATGTCTTTATCTTCGTTAAAAACTAACCAAAGTTGCATACGAGCTTCTGATAATCTTTTGTAGATATCTTCAACAGACATTTCATCTCTACTTTTTCCGTTTCCCATAGCTATGTAAGGTTCGCAGTCTTCCCAAACCTCATTAAGTCTTTCTGATGGTATGCCTGATATATATAAATTCACCCTAGTTTTACCCAGTTTCCCGCTGCATTTCTAAAGTAAACTCCTTCACCAGCTCCTGGATTAAAGTTAGTACCATCTCCGTAAACGATATCACCTTGTTTAATTCTGCTTGGAGCTACATTTTTAACCTCTATGAAGTTTGTAGGATTTTCTTCTAAAGCTCCTTGTATTCTTTGAAACTCTTGTAATAGATATTGGGGTAAATCTTCAGGATTATCAGGTACTGGATTAGGCGTATATTTAGGTGCTTGTGACATTTAGCGTTCTCCTATTACCTCATATTCTATATCATATCCGTTTAATTCAAAAGTTGTAGCTGTTGTGTTTTGAAACTTAATAGCTATGTATTTACCTGTTGCTCTAGCATCTACCTTGTTTTGTGTGTCAGGATTTATAGTCTGTTGTGTTTTGTAAGTATATGTACCATCAGGGGTCATAGAACTTCCTACAAATACTTCAGCAGTTCCTGTGCTAGAAAATCTTGGAGTAATCTTTCTTACTTGTTTTACTGTATTAGTATTGCCATCAAGGGTTAATCCTTTTCTTTCCAAGATCATAGTAAAGTTAGAACCAGCAAAATTAAATCCATGATCCCCTCTATAGAGTTTAGTATCTCCTGTGCTAGACATTAAAATGCTAGTTTCTGTTGGGTTGTAATTTCTTTGACCCCAGTTCTCAGTAGTGCTGTAGGCTATCCAACTTTGGGATTGTCCAGACCATACAACTGCCGATGTTCCAGGATTTACTATTCCTAAAGCTATATGTAAAATATCAGGTAAATCTCTAAAACTAAAAGCCTTAAGTTGATAATTATAAATTAATGCTTTATTACAATAAGTTGAACCTACTGTTGGGTAAGATACCCATATTTCATTCTTTTGTGTATTATGGGTTACAAATATGTTTGCATAATTAGTACTATCTATTTCTTCAAATAAAGTTCTTTTAACTATTGTACTTGCAACTGATTCTTTAGATACTCCGTTATGGACAATTAAATCACCATTAGTTACTACAAAATGTCTACCATTAAATTCTGCTACACAGTTTCTTGACAAAGCTCCTGAATCATCAAATAGTTTCTTAATATCAAATACTAAGTTACCACCAGTAAAAGTCATTATATAAGTACTATTTTCTTTATATATTATAAAAGATTGTTTTAATGAAAAGCCATCTACAATAAATTCACCTGCATCGCCTACTGTTGCTGAACCTGCATCGTTTGTAGCTGAAGCTGTCCAAGAACTAGGTAGCGTAAGGTTTTCTGCTGCATCTCCCCACCTAACCTTATTAGGTAGATTGGTAGAAGATTCAGTCATATTTAAAGCTATTAAGTAATTGCCAAAAGGTCTTATTACTCTGCAAGTTGTACTTGCTGGCCAATTAGTTAAATCTGTAAAAGCACTAGCACCTGTTGTAGCTAAACACTGAGGATCATCTACTCCATTGTTTAAAATAGCTAATCCATTAAATATAGAGCCAGTCCAATTACCGGAAGCTGTTAAGTTAGTCGAGTAATCTCCACCTGATGCTCTCGTAAAGTCTTCATGACTAGAACCATTGTATCTGTAGATTTTAGCTGAACCAGCATAGAACCAATAGCTATTATCTCCTGATGTCCAATTTAAAGCAAAATAGGGCGCTACAGTGGGTGTTCCAAAGACCTGATCTTCTCCTAATACTTTCTTAGCTGCATTATCTTCAAACCTAGCATTTTGTGTATGTGAAAAATATTCATTAGGTAATGCCGTATTATTAGTATCTTTAATCATTCCTTTTGGATTTAATATTTGAAGGGTTGGCATTATCCAGTTCTTCTCCACATATATGCAACGATATAAGGTTGAACATTATTATGTGCTGAACCACTGCCAGTCGATGCTGTTG